CATCGCCCCGGTCACGTCCTCATCGAGCTCCAGGAGCCCTGGGTTGGACCGGGCAAGGTGGGAGAGGATCTCCTCGTTGGAGGCGCCCCCTCCCCGGCTCGCAAGCCGCCCTCGTGCCGTCACAGGGGCGGTCATCTCTGCCAACTCCTCCCGGACCCCATCCAGGGCCCGCTCCACGGATTGGGCGTAGGCGCTTGTGTCGATCTTGATCATGGCGGGGTCACTCCCCAGAGGGTCTCAGCCGTCATGGCGAGTTGCTCCACCAGGATGTCCCCCTTGAGGCGGCCCACGATGGAGACGGAGGTGAAGGGCTCGACGGTGAGGGCGTTCTGGTCTGGGACGTAGGCCATCGCCACTCCCGACCAAGCAGGGTCCAGCATGAAGACCCGCTGGACTTCCAACAGGTCATCAAGGGCCCGACGGGATGCCAGGGTGAGCCCACCAAGGACCAACCGCTTCGCCGCAGGGGCGAGGGTGTTGGGGAACTTCACCTCGTACTGGATCTGGAGGGTGAAGGAGAGGCGACGGACCCAGGGCCCACCCGCGGACCCCTCGATGCCGTTCGAGTCCCACCGGGCTCCCCGCCAGACCACGTCGTACTTCCTGTTGATGGAGGCACGTACCGGCCCGCCGGGGTGGCGTGGGTTCTGGTCAGATAGGAACACGTCCCCCTGGGTGAACACCCCGAGGGGGATGTACGGGGTGCCGGGGAGGGCCGGGTAGGCACCCGAGAGGATCGCTACGATGCGATCCTCAATGTCTTGGACAGGGGTTGTGGGCACGGGCTACCACCCTCTGCTCTCATCACTGAGGATCTCGGGGGCCGTTGAGACGGGGTCCGTGGAGACAGACCTGACCCGTGAGGACCAAGCCTTGAGCTCTGCCACCGCGGTGTCGTACTCCACCTTGTAGGCGGGGTTGCCGTTGGCATCCCGGTACTCGGGGCGGCGAGAGGCAGCGTAGTAGGCAGCCACGAAGGCGACCCGGCGCCGCATAGAGGCGGTGAGGCCCCCTGCGATGAGGGCCCCACCGGCGGCCACCGCGTACTCCTGAACGAAGTCCGAGGCTTCTTCCAAGACCGCGCTCACCACCGCAGGGTCAGCGGTGCCGTCCAGGTCGTCGTCGCACATGTCGACGATCTTCTGTGCCCCCCCGATGGAGGCGGCCCACTGACCCTGGGTGATGAGGGCGCTCATTGGTGTTAGCCCGTGCGCCGGTAGATGCGGCGGGGGTTGCCCCCAGCGACCGCGTGACGGGCCTTGGCGCCCCAGGTGTAGAGGTTCAGGTCGAACACCCCAGGGTCGGCCGGGTTGAACCGGGTCACGATCTCGGGCTCCTGGCGGACCTGATAGATGAGGGCGCGATCCTCAGAATCCGTCGAGTCGATCAGGTACCAAGCCGTGTCCGAACCACCGTGGGCGGCCGAAAGGTACGGGTTCACGATCACGGTGAACTGACCCACCCACACGTTGGACTCCGGGCTGTCCGTGAGGGTGGCCGAGTAGACCAGCTTGTCCGCTCCGGCGATCTTCCGGGCCGTACCCTCAAGGGCCGAGGGGACCATGAGGATCTTGGGGTCCTCGTTGACGGGGTCCCCGTCCGCGCCCTTGAAGTCCAGCATCAGGGCCCGGGTCGCGACCACGTTCCCCATGGTCAGGGCCCCGGTGTCCGTGTTGCCGTAGGTGCCTGCGGCCACGTTGGTCGGGTCGATGGGGTGGCTGGCGTGGAACAGGGCCAGCCCGTCCAGACAGACCGTGTTGCTCTTGAGCACGTTGCTCATGAGCTTGTCGGGGTGACGCTGGAACTTGCCCGCACCACTCCGAAGGCGGGAGACAAGCTGGCGGGTGGACCCGCTCAGGTCGTCGTTGAAGTCATCGGCCTTCACCGAGTACGTCAACTCGAATGTGACGTTGTCGACTCGTGCCGACTCGATCACAAGGCCGTTCTTGACACGCTCTCCCTCGGACCACTCACGGATCGCGGCTGCGTCGATGGCGAGGGGGTAGATGTTTCCCTTTCCATCCGAGGTCTGGCGGGTGGCAACCAGGGGCCACCGGGGGGTGTAGGACTCCTTGGAGTTGTAGGAGGTGAGGAAGGCCGCGCGAAGCGTGCGATCCACCACCCGGAGGTCATCAGACTTGAGAATCGTAGCCATCGTGTTCGTTCCTTCTCGGGGGGCTGTGGATCAGGCCGCCGTGGTCGGGATTGCTCCCATGTGGTTGATGAAGCAGAGCCCGGTCTCACCATCGGCGCCCCCGGTGATGAGGATGCCGAAGGCGTAGGAACCAACCAGCGCGTCGTTGGTCGGATCGCCCGCGCCACCGGCCACCGTTGCGGCCACGGCCTCCTTGGCCCGGCCCGAAGTCGCCTCCACGGCGATCTTCATGCCCTGGGTCAGGGTGTCACCGAGGATCACCCGGGAGATTCCCGAGATGCGGACCCGGGCCACGGCGCCGCTTGCGGGCGCGTTCTGGAGGATGCCGAGGGGCTGCTCCCCGGCCGTGGTGGCTGCCACGACAGCGCCCGACCCATCGAGCTTGACGGGGTAGTGGCGGAGGGCCGTGAGGCTTGCCCCAGCCAGGACCAGGAGGTCCACCGAACCGTCTGCGTTGGCGAGCTCCATCCCGACGGCGACCAGGACCCCGTCGCCGTCCACGCCACACACCCGACCAAGGATCGGGCGGGTGCCGAGGGCGGACGTACGGGCCGCGGTGTTGTCGTCCGCGGCGTAGCAGATCCGGCCCACATCACCGTCCGTGAGGGCGTCTGTGGTGCCACTGTTGGCGAAGTAGAAGTTGCCGATGCAGGGGACTCCCGAGAGGCTGAGGCCCGAGGTGTTGTTCACCTCATCCTCGGCCACACCGACCACGAACAGGGTCGGGTCGGCACTGGCAGGGACCATCGTGCCCACCGAGTTGATGGCGACGGCCGAGCCCTTGTAGACGCGGGCGAGGGCCTGAAGGGGGATGGCGAAGCCGCGGCTGAGAACCGCGTCGCCCATGGACTTGCGCTGGATGTTTCGGTCAAGAGCGGTCATGGTTGTTTCCTTGTGTCATCGAAGGCGAGGCGGTTCACACCAAGGCAGGGCTTATAGGCGCGGTAACGCGCCCAACTCCCTTTCACTCGTCGGTGGGCTCAGTCTCCATGCGAGAAGCCGGGAGGTCCTCGTAGGCGCTGAGGGGGATGCCGAACTTGGCGGCGTACTCCCGGTCCAGGTCCGAGAGGCCTGCCGTTGCCGTACGAGTGGGGCGAGGGGCACCCACGGGGAGCCCGGGGAAGCGCCCCAGGTACCGATCCAGGGCCTCCACCGAGAGGGCGGCCATGTCGGCCTGGAGGGCCTTGTCCTTCTCCATCGAAGGGGTCAGGGCACCACGGCTGCGGTGAGAGGCCAGGACCTTGGCGCGCTTGTCGGCGTTGGACTTGTTCTCCACCTCAGCGAGCCGGGCCGAGAGGGCCTCGACCTGTGCCTTGAGGTGAGGCACGGCGGCGGCCTGGAGCCGAAGGCTGAGGGCCTCGGGGTCCTTGGCAGGGTCATCCTCGGAGGCGACCGGGGCGGCCTCGAGGTCGGCAATCATCTCGATGGCCTCGTCCAGGAGGGCCATGGCAGCGGCCAGCCCCTCGGCGTCCGTGGCAGCGGCGAAGGCGTCTCGTGCTTCGGTGAGCTTGGCGATGACAGCCTCCCCCGTCGAGGAGGTCTTCACCTCTTCCTCGGGGTTGCCTTCCATGGCCTTGGGGTCCACAGGCTCCTTGGCGGGGTCACTCAGCTTCTTGGGGGCGATCTTCTTGGTGGGCATCTTGCGATCCTTCTTGACGGCCTGCGATGCAGGCACCAGGGGGGTCAGGTTGTAAGTGGCAGGAATGTTGGTAAGGGCCACGTTGATGAACCGCAGGATGCGTCGGTCCTCATCCACCTCGAAGAAGGGGGAGATGTACCGATACTCCTTGGCAGCGATGTAGGCGGCGGCTCGCTTGGTCCAACGGACCTCCGTGGCCCAGAGCTCACCGTCCCGAAGGCGGGGTGTGAACCACCCTGCGGCGATCCCGGCTTGGGCGGGGTCCACCGGGGTCGGGTCAACCATCGCGTGTCCGTAGTCCACGGGGAAGTCGTTGCCCCAATCGACAATGGCTACACCCACCGAACGGCATGACTCCTCATCGAAGAGGAACTCCCCCTTGGTGGTCTCGTTGACCCCCGCCCGAAAGAGGCGGAACTCCTTGGGGACATCACCCTCACCCTCACCAAGGGCACCAAGGGAGGGGGTGCCTGGGAAGAGGTCGAGGGTGACCATCGCGGTCTTCGGGGTCGTCTTCGTAGTCATTCGCCCTTCAACTCCTCGGCCCGGTCCTTGGCCCATGCTTGTCCGGGGTCACCACCCCACAAGAGCCAGGACACATAACCGGGGGCCGTATAGTCATTCCACCGGGCGGGTCGTTGCTTTCCATGACGGGCGAACCACCCGTTCATCTCAAGGACGTGCTCAGGGGTGAGGGCCTCCCGACGGGCAATGCGCCCCGCCCTGGCAACCGTCTCGGGCTTGAGGCCGTCTCCACTGTGGCCCTGCTTGTGGAGCTCAAGGCCCCTACGGGCCGCGGCTGCCATTGCCCGGGTGGGGCGGAGGTCAACGTCTCCTTGGTCGAGGGCGGCTTGGAGGGGCTCCCCTGGGGCCACTGTGGGCTCTGTGGGGGGCTCGAAGCGGGGGATCCCCGCCCTCTCAGCCATGGCCTCCACGTCAACCTTCACGCCAAGGGTCTGCCACTCTCGTACGGCTTGGGCCGTGGCGATCTGGGCCTTGGCGTTGGACTCCCGGTCCACCTCCGCAGAGGTGTCGATGACCAGATGCTCTCGGGGCTCTCCCCGGTAGGTGGCGATGGGCTTGAGGACTTGCTCGTCTACACAAGCCGTCCATGCCCTCACGTCCGCTTGGACCAGGGCATGAAGGATGTCCATGCCCGTCCCGCTACTTGCGTTCGTCCCGACCTTGTTGTTTTGTGATGTCAGGTCTTGACCAAGAATGGCGAGGCGGATCTTGCCGCCCCCCGTGGTCATCAACCATTGGAAGATCAAGTAGGCGTCGCTCTTGGCCTCCAGGATGTCCACGTCATAGGACTCATTGGGGGAGGCACCTTGGGGGCACGGGATCACCCCACCGCGCCCGACGGTGCGGAGCTTGGAGACGAACGCCCGGCCGTCATCGGTCTGGCGGGCCCCACTCGGGAGCTTGGCACGCCAGACGCCCTGACCCATGACCTCTGACCTACGGCGCCCGTCGTTGGCCGTCTGGGAGCTCGACAGGTACCACTCGGCAATGCACTGGACGGCACCCCAGCCCCAAGGGGCCCGGTCAGACCTGGGGGTGTACAGAACCCACTGGCCGTCCCCGGGAGTGACGTAGACCCAGCCCTGATCGGTGCTGACCTTCCATCGGTTGCTCCACCGCTCGAACTCCACCGCGCTGGGGTGGACGCTATAGAGCTTGGGCTTGAGGAATCCCGGGTGGTCGGGGTCGTGGTTCCAGACAAGTTGGCCCAGACCGAACCCCACCAAGATCCCGTCGAGCCACATGTCCATGGCGGTCCCGGGGCTGCACACCTCCCCCCAAGACTCGTGGAGCTCAGAGGGCACCCCATCGAGGAGGATCGACTGGGGGAACGAGGCGGTGATCAAGAGCCGTTGCTGAAGGGCTCCAAAGGCGTCTGCGTCCCGGCTCCGCACCAAGTCCGCCAAGAGGGAGCTACGCAGGAAGATCCCCTCCTCGTGCTCCCTCATGAGGTTGCGAATGGCCGCGACACTCACCGTATCAAGGGGCTCTTGGCGGGTGGGTGTGAGGGGTTCACGGCCCGTGAGAGGAGAGGGCTCCCCTTCGACCCGGTAAAGGCTGGGGGCTTCAGTTGTCATCTTCGTCCTCGAGGCCATCCGTGTTGCCGTAGTTGATGGAGTAGCCCTGGGGGGTCGGGACGGCGGTGAAGAGCCCCGGGTCCGAGGGGCCCACTCGGGAGAAGAACGTCAGCAAACAAGCGTCGGCCCGGTCGGGGCTGCGCTTGATCCGCTTACGGATCTCATCCTTGCTCTCCACCCGGATCCTGTTCATGGCATCGCAGTCATAGGTGGGCGCGATAAGCTCCTGAACGAGGCGGTCATCGTCGGGGATGCGACCACCAAGACGGAGCCACTCAGCCATCTTGAAGTGCAACTCTGCCCGGGTGTTGATGTAGGCGTTCTTCTTGGTGGCTGCGGTGGCGGTGTTGCACGCCACGGCCCTCACGCTTGGCATCCTACGCAGGGCATCGTAGACCCCCGCTCCGATCCCATTGGAGTCGACAACGACGGTGGACCCAGGGGGGCACCCCATCACCCTCATCGTCTCCACAACCCTCAAGGCCGTATCCATCGAGTCGCCACCCTGGATCGGGACGAGCCGCGTGATGCGGTCGCCATACCGGAAGGCGGCTATAGTCTCGTCACCGCCGAATCGGGCTACATCAAGCCCGACGACCAAGTCCCCTGTCCCCTCACCGACCTCGAGGTCAGGAAGCTGTGCACGGGTGACCACTCCCAGTCCCATGACCGCGTTCGAGGCTTGTTCGGGAAACTCCCCCCCCACCCGAACCTTGAAGAGTGGGGACTCCCTCCCCCACTCCCGGGTCTTCTCGTCAATCCACTCCTTGGTGGCCAAGCCCGGGATGGGGTCAGCAAGGGCGGCAGCCTCCTCGGATGAGATCCGCAAGCACTTGTAGAGGTCACGCTTGGAGTGGTGACTTGCGAAGAACTCCCCTGATTGTTGCGTGGGGTTGCTCGCCAAGACCATCTTGGCACCCCCCGCCCGGTTGCCTTCCAACGCCTCAAACACCTCATCCGAGATGCCCGAAGCCTCATCGAGCAAGAACATGAGGTGGGCGCCCGAGGTCCCCGCGGCCCTCTCGGGCTCCCTTGCGGTGAAGCCGAAAATCTCTCTCCCGTCGTCCCACTGCACCCCTGCCTCAGGGGACAGGGGAGGCTCAGGGCCAAGGTCGTAGCCGCGGGCCTGTGCCCGGTGCCAAAGATCCTTGAGCTCACGCCACAAGATCTTCTTGACCTGACGGGAGCTTGCCGAGCTCATCGCCACCCGGGCCCGGGGACGCTTCTCAGGGTCAGCCGTGAACCACCAAGCCAAGACCGCGAAGGACGTGCTCTTGCCCGTCTTGTGACCGCTGGTCACGGACACCCGGGGGTGGTCTTTTGCCGCCCTGAGGAGGTCCGCTTGGCGGCTCCACACCCTGAGCCCGAACACCTCCGTGCCGAACACCACAGGGTCAGCGAGGGCCTCTGGGGAGGGCGTACGGGGCTCGGTGACCTCCTGGGCTACCCTCCTCTCCCTCTCCAGGAGGAGGGCCAGGAGGGCTTGCTTGGCGCCCCTATCGAGGGGGACCACTGTGGGGGTCACGGTGGGGGTCACCCCTCGCCACCCTCAAGGGACTTCTTCAGGAGTCGGGTGACCTCGAGGTCAAGCTCCTCGTCACTCAATGAGGTGATGCGAGCGTCAAGGGAGACCGCGGCGGGGGCGTGGGTGCCCCTCATCTTGGCTTCGGCCGTCCGCATGGTGCTGACGGTCTTGGCGGTGTCGTTGATGGCTGACGCCACCACCGCCTTCTCGCTGACGGTCTTGGCCGTCTTGCGGGCCGCGGCGAGGGCATCCAGGTTCTTGCCCACCTCATCGGCCGCCCTCATCGCGGCATCGTCCAAGAGGCGAACCAACACCGACTCTCGCAACGACGTGGACAGACGGCGAATGGCCCAGTGGGCCAAGGTCGGTGTACACCCCACTGCCTTGGCAGCCTCCGTGTACGACCCCGTAAGGACGAACACCTCACCGATCTTGGTCACATCATCGGGACCAAGGTCAGCGTAGGTCTTGCTCAGGGACTTGCGGGGGCGGGGCATAGCAACTCCTACCCCCGTCCCCCGATAGGCTCGTTATCGGGGGGTCTTGGTGGCAGGAGATGGAGGACGACCCCTGCGACCCCCTGGGGCGACCCGCTCCCGGGAGAGAGCGGCTACAGCCCTCGTGAGGATGGCATGGCCCTTGGGACCAAGGGTCGCTCCCTCATGGGGAGGGGGGACCTTCACCCCAGCCCACTCCAAGGAGACCCTGAGGCTCTCCCGGTCCTTCTCCCGGTCCCGGTCCACCACCGCCCGTACGGGGGCATCCCACAGTCCCGTAGGGGGCATGTCCCCACCCCCTCGCAACCACCCCCCCACGGTCTCCCCAAGCGCCTTCCCGAAGGCTTCTAGGGCCCCTACGGCCCACTCCTCACGCTCGTTGGGGGGGAGCCTCCCCAGCGCCTTGAAGTAGTCCGGGGGGAGCCCGACTACTTCGGCGAGGGGGTGGTAGGGGTAGCCCAGGCCGGGGAGCTCGACGGAGAGGGCCATGGCCAAGAGGCGCACCCTCCAGGCGACGGGGGTGTCCCGTTGGGGGGTGCCCTTGAAGGGGGGGCGCCAGAACGAGTGCTTGGGTGGGTGCTTGGGCATCTACAGGGTGGGGCGATACAGAAAGTATCCGTCCCCCCCTTTCTACGGCCCCACCCCCTGTGATACAGATTTCTGTATGGCCCTCATCACCTGTCCTGATTGCAAGCGTGAGTTCTCGGACCTTGCCCCCGCTTGCCCCCAATGCGCCCGCCCGAACCAGACTCTTGCGCAGGCACCCCCGGCCCCTGGGGGAGGGCGGGGCGGGGGGGCGCTCAGTGGTGGGGTGATCGGGGCCTTCGCCGGGTTCATGGTCACCTGGGGCGGCTGCTACCACTGGGGGAACATAGGCTCCACTGATTCATGGGCGGCGATTATGGGCACCGCGGCGTTCGGGATTCTCGGGGCGATTCTTGGGGCTATCCTCGGGGGTCGCTGATAGCCGACTTGTCCCCCGATGTGGGGGCTTGCGGCCTCGAGGTCTTGGTGGCTCAGGGGGCCAGCACCCGGTCGAGGGCGGCGTCCAGGTGGGCTAGGGCCTTGGCCACCTTCTTGGCGTCCCGTTGTGTGGGGGCTTTGGTCTCCAGGGCGGCGAGGAGGGTGAGGGCATCGAGGAGGGTCGGGGTCTTCATGGTGTTCAGTTCCCTGGGGTGGGTTGATGCTCCTGGGACAACTGTGCCACCAGTGTAGCGCGGGCGCCATGGTCGGCCCCCTCCCAGAGCCGGATGATGGCCAGCATTCCATCGGGGGTGGGGGCGAGGCAGACGATGGGCAAGAACATGAGCGTCTGGTCCACCTTGTCCCGGATCTCACCGCTCACCACGGTCGGGGGGACGTGGGTGTGGTGGATGAACAGGGTCATCCCCTTTGGCATCTTCCCCGCCTCCAACCGTTGAATGGAGCAGGCCCGGCAGAGGGCCATCGAGGTGAACACCATGGTCCAGTCCCCGGTCGCGAAGGGGGCGTTGCACCCCCCACACTGTTCGTTGTGGGGGCCGTCCAGCTTGGGTGGGAGTGGACCCTTGCGGGCATCGTGGGGCTTCAGGCGTTTTCTTCGCATGGGTGACATTACGCCCCCCATGCGAAGGTTTCGGCTGGTCTCGCACTAGGCTGCCAGGAGGGTGTCCAGGATGTCGTTGAAGTCGATGGTGGTCGGAGGGTCAGAGAGGTCAGGCTTATCCACCGGGGGGGGCATTACCACCCTCGCCGCAGCATCTTTCGCGACCCCCTCCCACATGGCCTTGCGCTCGTCTGCGGTGAGGGGTGCGGGGGCTTGCAGGGTTGATCCATCACAGTCCCTGTCTTTCACGGGGCGACCCGCCTCCCGGTTGATCTCCTCGTACTTCTGGGGGTCCACATCGGTGGCCTCCAAGAACCATGCGTGGAAACAAGCCCGACGGAGAATGGACTCGGGGTCGAGGTGGATCCCCCGGGATGAAGTGATCTTCCCCTGGGTGATCACCTCGATCATGTCGGGGGTGACGGGCAACCCGTCCCGTTCGGCCTGGATCCCGCTGTCGG